CTTCCTTTGTTCCAGGGTGTATGCCCTTTCATCTTTTCTGTTGATTGTTTGGGCTTTCCCTTGGTGCTTGCACTTTGTTTAGCTACAGATTCAGCAGATCGTGGTCCTGTTTGCTTGCCTTTGTTCCACGGAGCCCTACCTGTTAGTGCTTTGCTAACTTTAAGTTTAGTGGCTGACGATAAATTCAACGATCCATCACCACCGTCTGTTTTGTTGTTTAAAATACCTGTGCCAATGTCTTTACGGCCATACCAGCTGATTAATCTGCGTTCTATAGCCAACGCACCCAATTCTGTTAAGTTGGCTTCAACAATAATGATCTTAGATTTGTCTTTTGGTATTTGAAAATGATGTTTGCCCCAGGCTCGACTTTCCTGTCCTTTGCCTATATAATAAGGTGTATTATCTGACTTCCGTAGGTATGCATAGACATAAAAGCCTACAGGTGGATTTGTTTTTGTAAATATCATTGCTGATAGTTCCTTTTCAACTGTTAGAGTAGTTGGGCATTGGCGTGCCGCGAACTACACCTTTATTTATTCAAAAACGTCTGGAAAATCTCTGAAAAGTGCGTGTTGGATGTCTCCAGCAACAAACTGATTGAATGATTTGTGTTTGACTTCGAGTTCGCCTTCTAATGGTGCTACTCGTCTAAAGGCCTCGTCCATTTGAGCCATGTTTTTAAATTCCATAAGCAACATCCATTCCGGCATGTCGGCAATGCTACGGAATCCCATTTTGCATCTTGTGATTCTATAACTTTCCATCTTGCCTTCTGAGATCAAATGATCAAAGAAACTTTTCATTCCGTTGACCCAGTCTAAGTCTGAGATGTCGCCTTCTTTGTTTGCCCAAATTGTATATAAATCCATAGTATTACTCCAGTGGTCCTAAAATTTCAAATCCGTCCATATCGGATTTATACAGGTGTGCTTGCTCAAGATACAAGTATTTAAATCCTCGTTCCTTGTAGATAGCACATTCTGTTTTCATTGTTTCTATACCTAAGCGTAGTTTAGGTCGGTGATATGTCCATGCAAATTGATCGCATAGTGCATTGTGTTCGTCAAAGCGTCGAATTAAACTAAACGCTACTAACTTATCATTGTCGTAGTACCCAATAACATCGGCCATTGGATCATTGTATCTACTGTGGAACATGGGCATTACAGATGCAAAATGTTTGTAAATGCAGTATGTTCTGTAGATATCATCTAATCGTGCTAATGTAGCAGAATCACGTTCTTTGATATACTTCCACGTTATAGTAGATTTGTAATCAGTTTTACTTAGATCAATCCTGGCAAATTGATAAGTCATAGTCTAGGATCCTTGCGATGTTTAAACAGTGGCGTTAGATATTCTTCCGGCCATGTGTCGTAAAATCCTTTGTCTGCCATTATTTTAGCCTTTGCATCAAGATCACTTAGACTTTGCACTAATGCCAGTGCATACTTGCCTTGATTCATTGCTATTCCGTTGACTATTTCCGGATCATCTGGATGATCCTCTAACGCTAGTATATCGTTGCGTAACAAAAATTCTTCGTTTGCTTGAACTAAACTTGAGCTAAACAATTCGTAAGGCCATTCTGTTGGATCGTAAACATATGCAATAACTTCGTAGTTGCCTAGCCCGTGTAGTCCTATATTTTTTAAATCGTAGTAAGGATCTAACCCTACAAGTATTTGAACTGTATTTTTTAATCTTGCTTGCCGAGCATACGGACAAGGCGGCCAGCCTCCTAGAGCAGGATGAGGCTTTTCTACAAAATTCTCTATCCAATCTAGTATATCTTTTCTTACTTGTTCTATGTCCATTAGAAAAACGGAAGTCCTGACTTTTTAGTTGTCTCTAAGTTTTCTTTGATTAAAGTACCAATCAATTTTCTCTCAGCACTGCTTAATTGTAGTGCATCGTTGTAAGTTAATCCACCACGCATATACCAGGCCATTTTGATAGCCTCCTGTCTAATTTCATTACACTCGTTATCCATTTGATCAACTAACTTGCTGATATCTTCAGAGCTCAAGACTAGGAGGCGAGTCCGAAAAAACTTACCATGTCCAGTGTAATAGGTTGCTCGTATTCAAACGAACAATCTGGGCAAATTATTTTCAATGGTTTAATTTCCGAATCGGATTTGATGTTAATTATGTGATCACGTATTTGATTAAACAAGATTCGATCACAATTTTTTAACATTTCTTCGATGTATTCTGTTTCTGTTACAATAGCATCGGGTGTTTTAACTGATGCTATACTTTGTGCCAGTGCACTAACTGTTATATCGGTAATTTTCTTTAATGCTTCGCCTAGTCTTNTTACTTTTTCAGATTCGGGTATTTCAGTATTTGGCAAAATTTGCATTATTTTTTGTTCTTCAAACTGTGCCTGATTGTTGTCGTTGAGATTTTTATAATTCATTGGCTTGAAATTTATCAACAAATCACCGTGCTCAAGCGGCGCTGAATAATCAGCAGATTTCAACTGATCCAACACAGATCTTAGATCAAGTCCGTATGTGTTAGTAGATTTACAACCAGGGCATCCTGTTTCGATTTCCATATTATGGCCATAACTTGCAATACGAATTGCAACTAAAATTGCATCAACATCAATCGAAGGAATTGCCCAAGGATCAACAATATTTGGAACGCAACTTTGAATAACATTTACTACCGCAGTTCCGTTAAACAACGCATCGGGAGTTCTGTATGTAATTTCGTCAATAGCAGTCATTGGAAAAATTGGAATTTCTCCGTTGGCAGTCATATTAATTGCACCCATTGGATAATGCTGACCTTGACTTGGCAGTCGTAGATAAATTGCGGGTTGCCTAAAATATTGCTTTAGTGGATTGTTTGAAATCATGAATTCTCCTAGCGGTAAATATAATTATGGCCGATAACTACACCCCTGAAGAAATACAAGCAATAATAGCCGAGTACAACAATGCTCTTAGAGCTGGTGCTCCAATTTCACGTGATTTGGCAGAACGATTAAAAGATGCAGCTGCTGGAGTAGTAGGGTATTCGCAGGCTGTAAAACAAGCAACTAATCAACTTGGTACAAGTATCAAAGGTTTAGTGCAAAATATGGCCAACGGCGCACAAGGTGCTGCACAATTCAATGATGCGTTGAGCAGTGGCGCAGATTTAGCATCAACTGCACTACAAAAGTTTGGTCCTTTTGGCAAAGCTTTAGGATTAGCTACGCAAGGACTTGCAGCCTATGTAGGTGCAGTAAACAAACAAGCTGACGCTCTTTACAAAAGCTATCAAGACATTAGTCGTTCTGGTATTTCTACAGGAATGGACAGTATATACACAAACTTGCAAAAGTTTGGGTATGGACTTGATGAAGCCGATAAAATGGGTGCTTTGTTCAGGGACAATGCCAAAGCACTGACACAATTTACCAAAACTGCCAACGCAGGTGCAACACAATTAGGCGATTTAGCGGCAGGAATTAAAAACTCTGATCTGCAACGACAGTTTATGAATCTTGGTATGTCAGTAGATGACATTGCACGTGGATCTGCTGGATACTTGTTGCAACAAGGTCGACTAGGTAAAACAACCGAAGCTACAACTAAAGGTGCTGCTGAGTACATTCGTCAAATGGAAATATTAACCCGTCTCACTGGGCAAAGTGCTAAAGAGATGGAAGACCAACGTGAAGCTGCTTTGCAAATGGACGAGTTTATGGCAGGTATTGCGGACATGCCGGTTGAAGCACAAAAGCAAGCAATGGCAGCTATAAACAGGCTCAATGCACAAGATCCATCTGGCAAATTAGCTAGAGGATTTGCCAGTAGTGTAAACGGAATTATAGGATCCACGCAAGAAAGCATGGATCTGTTTAATGCGACCAGTGGCGAAAGTGTTACAGCTGCACAAGATTTAGCCAAAGGATTGATCAACGTAGATCAATATTTGCAACGTATGGGCGATGCAATGGCGCCTAATATTGCATTGCAAAAAGATCTTAGTAAAATTGGTGCAAATTACATGGGCTCGTTGGCTACAAACATGCGTTTTGTAAATAAAGGACTTATGCCGTTTGCAGATCAAACTGCTGATGCAACTAAACAAGTAGATGCAATGGCTGCTGGTGCAGATGCTGCTACAGATACACAGTCAAGACTAAGAATAGCTCAAATGAATGCCAGAGATAGTATGCAAGATTTTGTAAACTTAGGAATAAACCCAGTTACAAAAGCCATGCAAATTTTAGCCGAAGTAATTGAAAAATTAACAAGTTGGCTTCCTGGTGCAGGTAGTGCAAGAAAACGTTTCGATGAAGAAGAACGCACAAGAAAAATGTCAGCACCTCCTACTGGGTCAATACTTGATAGAATTATTCAAGTTGAAAGTGGCGGGGACTACAAAGCACAAGCAAAAACTTCTACTGCATATGGGCTAGGACAGTTTACCAAAGGTACCTTTGAAGATTTAGCTGCTAAAAAAGATTCTACAGTTCGTGGAAAATCATGGGAAGAATACAAAAGTGATCCTGCATTACAACGCCAGGCGCTTGAAGAATTAACTTCTAGAAATCAAGCACAGTTGCAAAAAAATAATATTCCGGTTACTGCTGCATCAACATATCTTGCACATTTTTTAGGTGCTGGCGGAGCATCAAACGTACTTAAAGCTGGTGATAATGCTGATTTAGCCAGTGCAGTTACACCAGAGCAAATGGCTGCAAACAAAAACGTATTCAAGGATTTAAAAACAGTTGGGGATCTAAAGAACTGGGCTGCTAAAAAAATGGGCGATGTTCCAGCAACAGGAACAACACAAATGGCTGGAAAAATGCCAGCATATACCGGGACTGGAGTTAAAGATTCAGAACAGTCCGATTGGGGCAATAAACCAGCATATACCGGGACTGGAGTTAAAGATTCAGAACAGTCCGATTGGGGCAATAAACCAGCTATAGTTGTGGGTAATAAAACTAATATTACCACTGACAAAAACAGAACGGGATATACCAAAACAATAGATACTGCAAATGTATCTAAAGATTTAGAAGAAACTACCGAAACAATAGCTAAGAAGCAACATGAAGCATTCAAAGCAATGCAAGAAAATCCTAATAGCAACCAAGTTGCTAGTAATGAGCAACCAATTGCTACAGCACAATTAAGCAGGCTTGATGATTTAAATGATAACATGCGACGTTTAGTTGACATCCAATCACGTTCGCTTAAAATGCAGTCATAACATTTTGCGGTAAATATAAAACTATGTCATTTTATGTATATCAATATATCGACGAATTTGGAGTTCCTTACTATATAGGAAAAGGACAAGGTAATCGTATTCGTGCAAAACATTTATATGTAAAAGTACCTCCTGTTGATAGATGTATTATTATCAAAGATAATATCACTGAAAACGAAGCATTGCAAATAGAAAATCAATTAATTAGAGAATATGGCCGAAAAATAGATGGTGGCATATTAGAAAATATAAAATTAAATCAATGGGCGTGTACTACAGGGTGGAAGCATAATAACGAAACTAAGCAAAAAATTTCTTCTAAAAATTCTGGAAAAGTAAGAACTGCTGAACATAAACAGCACTATTCTGATGCCAAACAAAATATGTCTACTGAAACAAAAGAAAAAATTCGACAAGCAAACTTAGGTAAAGTTGGCCATTGGAATGGAAAAAGCATGCCAACTAAAGGAAAACCATGGTCACAAGCTCGAAGAGATGCTTATTTAAAATCTAAAGGAGTAGTATCTTGAGCTGGAAGAAGTATTTTAAAGTCGCACACACTGGCGGCGAAATGAGCCCGATATCTGGAACAAATCAATACGGTTTACCTAATTACGGTAGACAAGTAGGTGGCGGATCAGCTGCCGCACCCGGGTCTGATTTTGCGTATCGAAACTATGCTAGCCGACTTCCAGAAGTATATTCTGGTCATCCAAATCGTGTAGAGCGTTATAACCAGTATGAAAACATGGACATGGACAGTGAAATTAACGCATGTTTAGATATTATTGCTGAGTTTTCTACACAAATGAACGAAGACAACGAAACTCCGTTTGACATACATTTTAGAGATAAACCTACAGATCACGAAATTGAAATTATTAAAAAGCAATTACAACAGTGGACTAAAATTAACAAATTAGATCAACGTATATTTAAATTGTTCCGTAACACAATCAAATACGGTGATCAAGTATTTTTACGTGATCCAGAAACATTTGAAATGTTTTGGGTCGACATGACTAAACTAAGTCGAGTTATTGTTAACGAATCTGAAGGTAAACGCCCAGAACAGTATATTATTCGTGATATTAACCCTAACTTTGAAAATATGAGTGTAGCACCAAAAACTGCAATGGACTATCAGATTAGTCGTGCCGGTGGTACATTCCAAGGATCCTCAACGGGTGGTTCGTCGCCTGCAGGTGGTAATTATGGCACAGGCACAGGCAATAATCGTTTTCAGCGTGCTCAAAACGAAGTTTGTATCGATGCCCGCCATATTGTGCATTTAAGTTTAAACGAAGGACTAGATTA